TTAAATGACCAGTTTTTTATACTCTTTTCCTCGAGTGTCATTATATTTATTCGTCATGATTACACTGGAGTGCCCAAGTAAAACTTGAGTGTCTATACCTTGATCGCGGTAAAGCCGCTCTGATAAAGATCGCTGTTCGTGGAAGCTCGGCGCCGTGCCGTTTTTATCCCACTCGTACGCGACGCTATCTCTCGCTTTGCTAAATGCGACAGTTAAGGTTGCCGGTTTAACCATGCCGCCCCGCTTGGCTTTCCCTTTAGCGTGGTGATGATGCAACAAGTAAGGGCTCAGGACCTTGTCGCGGCACGATGAGATCACCTCACCGAGCGAGATGCCAAGTGCGTTACAGCGTAACTCTAAAGGAATGGCCAGCTTGTATCCGGTCTTGCTTTGCTCGATACACAAACAACCTTCCTGGATGTCAGTAAACTTCATGTTGCATATATCAGACAGGCGCTGCCCGGTGATAATGGCGAGCTGCATACCGCGTTGAAGGAAATAATTGTCTTTTTCTGCCGCGTTGAAGATGAGCATCCACTCCTCGAAAGTAAGCCTTTGCCGGCTGATCTTTACGTGGGGCTTCTTGCTGGAAAGCGCCGGGTTGAATCCAGGCGGGACTTCTCCGACTTGCTGCGCTTCCTTAAACACATCGATCGTAACCTTCCTGAAAATCTGCCCCATCCTGTTATGTCCCTTCTCTTTATAATCTTCCAGAATCGAAACAATATCCTTTACGGTAATCTCATCCAGCTGGCGTGGCCCCAAAGATTCCTCAAGAACCTTTAACGGTGAGGCCTTTTGCTTGAATGTATTTAGCTTAATCTCGCCTTGTTGCAGCCGCTCTTCCTGAAGCTTTTTGTACCGGACCAAATACTCGCTGATCGTTGCGGCTCCGCCCAGGCGCTTGTTGATGTCATTTTTAGCACGGATCAGATGCCTCATTTTTTGTTCGGCTAAACGGCTGTTAGCTTCAATGGCAATTTCTTTGGCGGTACTTTCATCGGTGCCGAGGCCGTGAAATTTCCCAGTAACAGGGTGCTTATACCGCCAGTAAACTTTCTTGGTGCGCGAGTCCAGAAAACAGGAAAGGCCTGGTATAGATACGTTATGTTTCCGAGGTCGCGCCATCTTCTAAAATCCTCCTCAGGAGCGGGTGATCCTGTTTCTTTATCTCTGGTTCTGCTGATAAGCCAACGAACCGGGCCGTGACCTCGACGCGCCAGCTTTTTCCCACTTTGCATGGGGGCGGTGAAATCATGCCGTTCTTGGCGTATTTGCAAAGGGTGGATGTCCCGGGTACCGGCTCTCCAAATTCGCGCTTTGCCCATTCAGATAATAGAACTAACCTGGACATTATCTTCTCCAGATAATGGCCCTTTGCAGGGCCAAAAGGTGAATAAAAGAAATCAGATTGCTGTCAGGCGTTGCCAGATAGCCGATACGTATTTGATCTGGTGGCAGGCGTCGGCCAGGGCGTTATGCTGATCGCCTTCAAAAGGGATGTCGTAGCGAGCATTTAGCCCAACCGCTTTACCCAGCTCAACGACGGTTCGCACGTCACGGTAATTCCAGTGTGGGATCGGGAAGGGCGTGTCGGCCAACTCAAATGCTGCTTCCAGAAGAGAACAATCAAACGAGCTGCCATTCCCCCATAGCTGCACATTCTTAGAACCGTTGGCTGCGTTCTCAGCGATGAAATCGAGAAGCTGCTCGAGCGCTTCCACCAGGCCGACTGTATCATCCACCACGATTGCAGATCGTGCTTCAGGCGATTGCTTCAGCCACCAGAGAATAGTGCTGGCGTCTGGCCTAGCCCCGAATGACATCGACGATTCCAGATTAATCACCTGATAATATTCAGCACCGGTCAGACCGCTGGCCGGGTCAAAGAATACGGCCCCCACTGAAACGATCGGGGCACCCGGTTTTTTGCCCATAGTTTCGAGATCCACCATCAGGTGCGTGAACATGGTTTCCGAGTTTGAGGTATCAGCCCCTAGCGCCTCCAGTTCCTCTTTCAGACCCGCTTCCATCACCGCATAGGTTGCATCGCCAACCGCGGCGCCACAGTCAGGGCAACCGCCGCCACCTTCGGTACCACAGCCAGTGCAGATGGTTCCCGCTACGGCATCTGTTTGCGCAGCAGTTGCATCAGCGCTTTCGCCTGCTGGAACCGCGCCGACACTTTCTCCTTTCGCCGGGTGAGTCTCTTCCATCTGCACATCGCTGGTGGTCTCCGTTACTGTTTCCGTTTTTTCGACTGAGTTTGAGGGGGTATTGATGACCGGGTCATTATTTGTACCCATCAGGCCATCGATAGAGAACACGCCGCCGCCGAGGTTCTCGACCTGCGGCTGGCTGTCGGCAGCATTCGCCCACTCAGGCAGGGCCTGCGTTTCCGCTTCATCTTCATCAGCAAGTTTTTGCTCACTGGCCTCTACCCATGTCTGCAATGCGTACTGCTGTTCGACGGCCTGGGTCTCCTCTTCCGATTCGATGGACGGCAAAGGGAGAAGCTCGGTGACCTGGCAGAAAGCAGCCGTCATTGTCTGGTTAACGTATTCGAGATGAGCAGCCGGTCTCAGGTAGATGTACTCCGGCGCGCTGCGTACCAGGTTGAAAATGGCGGCGCGGTTGACTGCCAGAACGCCGGGCTGATTGCGCATAATCTTGCTCCAGGATTTCCATGGCTCTTCTTTGTTCGCGACAATCTCTTTGGCACGACGCAAAACACTGGAGGGGATTTCAAAGTGGTGGAAATCCATCGGCAGAAGGGCACAGGCGATCTCCAGATCGAGAGTGTCCAGGGTGTGATGCGTATCAGCTCCACGGTCAGTTACGTACCCGCCATCAGCATTAGTGCCTGCATCTGTGCGCTGCACGTGGCTGATGCGGTTACCTGAGACCCATTCGCGCGTCAGGATCCCGCGGTCGATGTATGGGGTTGCTACCCAGACTTTCGTGAACTGTAAAAGTAACGCCAGCTCATGGCGTTTATCCATGCTGAATACTTCTCGGATCGCTTTTGTGTAGCGCCACAGGTCTTTGGTGTCATAAGCCTTAACTTCTGGAGAATTCTCAGCGGCCAAAAGCAGGTTCTGGACATATCCGTTATCTGTGTCCATTTCCATTAAGTGAAGATCCGCGTGTTCTTTGCGGCTGATATGATGGCGCAATTCGTCAGCTGTCAACTGAGCCAGGAGCTGTTTGCGGAATGGCATTTTGCAGACGGGATAATGAGCGCCCCCGTCATCATGTTTACTGATCCTCAGGCCATGCTCAAATAAGTTCTCAGGTTCTTCCTTGGCTGGAAGCTTTCCGCTCTTCCAGTCGTCAACCAGCTTATTGCGCTCGTCAGCTTCGGCTTTAATCCAGCTCGACATGAAGATGGCCAGCAGCGCCGGTTCGTGCACTTTGTCCTGAGGGAAAACGTCTTTGATGGCATGGACCAATTTCCACTCAGCATGCCCAGACAGCTCGCTCAAATCAGGAACATCATTTTTGGCCTGCAGCAGGTTCTGGAAGTAAATATTTCCCTCATCCATCGCCATTTCGTTTGCGACGATCTGCTGCTCCTGGCTGATCTCCGAAAGATATTTGTCACCCAGTATATGGACGGCGAAGCGTACAGCCTGGGTGCGGTTTGCCAACAACGTAGAGCTGAAAGGTATTACCGGCGCATCAGAGAGATCCACATCGCTGGTGGCGCTGTCCAGGGCGATGGTGGTTTCGCTCTGAGATGCGGCACCCGGGATCACGTTCCAGGTGCGCTGGTCATCTGCCAGCTGATAGCGATCGCACCAGGTGTAATCGATGGTGCTTTCTTCCGGCAGATCATTAAAGACCGGGAAATCGGTGCGGACCGGCTTCAGGTAATCTTTACCGCGGCCGGTTTCGATGCCAGCATCTTCCAGTTCGACATCCAGTTGAAGCGCCGCACGCGATTCGGTTTTGGCTGTAAACCACAGAACGCCGTCAGGTTTTCCGGATTTCTGGGTCGCCTTAATATGATAAAAAAATTCCATCTTGGAGCCTCATTTGGGTGTAAGATACCCAACAGCTGATGATCGCCGCCTTGGGTAGTGGTCATTGGTCAAAACTCGATTCCGGAAAGCTTTGGTCGGCTGACCGGGTACTTAACCCGCCTTGCGCGGGTTTTGTGCTTATTGGACGCTGGTTTTTTTCGCTAGCTGGGAGACAAGCACACCATCAAGCGCATCCAGCACCGGGTCGAACGTGGTGTTCGACGGGATCTTGCTGACTGCGCGGATTACTGCTGAAACTGAGATATCACCTTCACGCAGGCTGTAACCGCCGCCGGGCCCTCTGTGCGAGGTCACCAGCTTGCCGCTGCGCAGCCGCTTAAAAATTTGCTCCAGGTAGGAAATCGAGAGCTTCGATTCCTTGCTCAGGGTGGCGAGGGACACTGGCTTGCCGCAGTAGATTCTTTCCAGAACTGCAACGGCCTGGACAGATGCCATCACTCGTTTCATTCCAAACTCCATGGCTTACCCCTTCACTGGATCCCGGCCGTAGCCCGGATTATCTTCAATAGCATCCTGCAGAACCTGAATCGCTTCGCAGTGCGGAAGGGTGAGGGCCAGCTTAATCGCCGTTCCGAACGTCTCTGCAACCAGTTCAAACTTCTGCGCCAGACGGTTCGCTTCCTCGGTCTGCTCCTCAACAGCTTCTATTTCAAACTGATGCTCCTGCCAGACTTCATCCATAACGTCTTCTTCAACTTCACCGCGCAGCGCTTCTTTAACTTCAAGAACAGGCAGGATGCCGATTAACTCCTCTGCCGGTGCGGTGCTATATCGCAATGCCAGTTCGTTTGCTGACATAAATCCTCCGGAAAAAAGGCCCGCCACGGGCGACGGGCAAAAAGAACTTTTCCAATTTAACCAGAACAGGTCTTCGTCTCCTGTTTGGTATTGATGGCGGGATTACCATCACGATGCCATGTGCACCTGGCATCAGGCTGGCAACAGCCATTGGTCGAAACTCGATTAAAAATGTAACGCTGGCTGTTGGTCGTCAGCCGATTTGTACGGGTAACACTGTCCTTTCACGTGCTGCTCTGCGGCAGCTGCTTCACAAACCGCCTCGGTGTTATAAACGCCGAGCATGATGTCTGAGCATTCCCCGGTGAGGGCGCAGACGGTAACGATTAAAGCGAAGAGCGAGCTCATGCGTTGAGCTCTGGATTGCCTTTCTGCGCCATGAAGTAACAGAACTTGCGGAGCAGGACTTCAACAATATTGAGGCGAATAGCCTGCTGTTTAACGGGGTTACGTGCGTAGTCTTTCATTGTGATCTCCTTATTGCCTTTTGCGTCTGGCCGACGGAACGGTAAATCCTGCTGCGCGTTAGTTTTTGTCATCTCATCCGGTGTTTCATATGCCGCCGGCAGCTACTACGTGGGCGTCCTGCCTGGATGATTTACTTGCTGCTTGGTGTGCTCGAAGTTTCACACGGCGTGAATACCTCGTCAATACATATAGTGAATTTTATTTTTCACATAACGTGAGGGATTGGATGTAAGGACAAAAAAAACCAGCCGGATGGCTGGTTATGGACGGTATGAGTTAGTTAGCTATTTGTATCAGACTGGTCATCCATCGGCTTGAATCGTCCGCGAAGGTACTTCTCAACGTATTCATCAATTTCTTTTAGCCTGACCTGGAAGATATCAATCATTTTATCTTGCTCAGTTTCAGGTAATTGTTTGAACAAATTGAGCATTACTCTTTGTTTTTCTGTAAGCCATTTATCTTCATCACCGCGCTCACCGAATAGCAGTTCGCCTGGTGAAGTGCCTAATATTCTGGCTAAAACCATTGCATCGTCAGCGCCAACGTTTCTCAAACCGGATTCGTAATTGGCGAGACGAGACGCAGCTGACCAACCGCATAACTTTGCAGCTTGGGCCTGGCTCAATCCCTTTTGAATGCGCAGCGTTCTAATACGCTCGCCGATCTGTTCTGCAATTGTCTTCATGATTCGATTTTATCACGCATAGTGAATCTTTATCGATTCACGATTATGTTGACATGCAATTCACGATATGTGAATAATGTTCACATCTTACAGGAGAGTCGGATGAACCTAATTTCTCACTATCGCAAAAAAGCAAACATTTCCCAGCTGGCGCTTGCACAACAGATTGGTTGGAACCAACCACGTTTGGCGAACTACGAATCGAATCTGAGAACGCCAAGCCTGGAAGACTCCCGCCGTATCGTAGGCGCGTTGAATGCTCTGGGGGCGCGCTGTTCATTAGATGAGGTTTTCCCGCCACAAACAAATGGTTAAGGAGTTCAAATGCACGCGATCACTTATGAGCATGATAACCAAAAGGCTATCGCTCCGCTGAAAACTAAAAATCAGTATGAACCACGCCGCAGAGACAACCTACGGCGCCAGGCGATCCTGACAGCCGTTCGTGAATGGGAGCTTACTCTGCCCGGCCAGGCGCAGGACGTTGTTACGCAGCTGGTGGCCGAGCAGTGGGCAAAAGAGGGCGGACGTGGGATCACTGTGAACAAACAGAACCTTTATCGCTACCTGAAAAACGAAACCAATTCCAGCAAGTACACGGCTTATGTCATGCAACTCGCGGACGCGATCAGCATGGCAATGCCGATTGAGATCGCCAGAAAACATGGCCTCCGTCAGGGTAAAACCGATATCGAGCTGGTGGCCGAAGCAATAAAAGAGACCGGAGAGCACCACCAGGCAAAGTTGCTAGGCCTGCCGAGCAAGAAGCAAGCGAAGGAGGGTTTTGAAAACCTTCTTGCCAATGCAGCACTACTACCGGGAGAACTGGCCGGCGTGGTGATTGCTCACCTGCAGGCTCTGGCTCCGCTATTTACGTAATCGAGTTTTGACCAATGACCAATAAATCATCCACGGCAGGAGAGCGGTAATGGCTGGAGACTGGATCAAGATGCGTGCTGATTTGCACACACACCCCAAAGTCGTCCGCATTGCGTCCGCTTTGGATGCGGACAGATTGCGCGTTGTCGGCGCACTACATGCGACATGGTGTCTGTTTGATGCCCATTCAGTAGATGGAGAGCTAGAAGGTTACTCCCCAAAAACTCTGAACGACATGATCGGATTTGAAGGTTTCGCGCAGGCTCTTATCACTGTCGGCTGGCTTGAATCGACTGATGTAAGTCTCTGTATGCCAAGATTTTCTGAGCATAACGGGCAGTCCGCAAAACGGCGTGCGCAGGAGGCAGACAGAAAACGAAATGTCCGCAAGATGTCCGCATCAGATGCAGACAAAAAGCGGACCAGAGAAGAGAAGAGAAGAGAAGATCTAAACCCCTCTCTTAACGAGGGCGCGAAAGAAAAATCGGAAGAGGGTCAGCCCCCAGCGGAGCCAACTGCAGCCCGATACCTTGAGGGTCTGGATGAGCCGATCGGTAAGTTCACCATGACCAGCGCCTGGCTACCATCCAGAGATTTTCGCCAGCGCGCGGCGATGTGGGGAATAGCTTTGCCTGACCCTGATTACCTTGCCACAGAGCTCGCTGAGTTCGCGTCGTACTGGGAGTCAGAGGGGAAGGTATTCACCCAGGTTCAGTGGGAGCAAAAATTCGCACGGCACATCGTGCTGGTGAGATCGAAAAAACAACCTGAAACCGGAGGTAAGGACAATGCAGGAGTTAGGGGAGAGCCTACAGCATCCAGGGCTGTTCAGCAGATTCAGTCAGCCCACGCAGAGTGGAGACGTCGCAATGGACTTGATGGCAACGGAAACGGCATGGCGCCTGTGGCAGGTCATGGGGGAAATATTCTCGAACCGGTGGACGCAGAAGAATGGGGCGGAGCCGTCGGCGCTCTGGATCGCCCAGATAGGTTCGATGACTGAAAAGCAAATCAAGCTGGTCTGCCAGCAGTGCATGGAACGTTGTGCCGCTGGAAACACATGGCCGCCTGATCTCGCTGAGTTTGTATCGCTCGTTTCAGAGAGCGGCGCCAACCACTTCGGCCTGACGTCCGACAGTGTAATGGGTGAGTATCGCCGCTGGCGTAACGAGTCCTACCGGTACTCAGGTAGCGATAAGTATCCGTGGCCGCAGCCGGTGCTGTACCACATCTGCATTGAAATGCGCAGAACGGGCGTGGAGCGCCAGATGACAGAGGGGGAACTGAAAAAACTGGCAGAGAAGCTGTTAACAAAATGGAGCAAGCACGTCAGTAACGGCCTTTCGGTACCGCCGATACGTCGCCAGCTTGCAGCACCGCAACACCCGGCAGGGCCAACTCCGGCGCAGCTGCTGATGGAAGAGTACAAACGCCGAAAGGCGGCAGGTTTAACCAACTAAATCGAGTGATGACCAATGACCAAACCATTAACCCAGAAAGACCAGGTGGCGATTTTCGTTCGCTACCAGCCGAACTGTGCTGTCGGCGACGTTTCCGAAGCGCTGGATATGTCAGGTGCAACAGCAGGCAAGCTGCTGCGCGAACTGAGTGATGATGGGGTGATAACACGCTCACGTAACAGCGTCCAGTACACCTATGCGGCGGTGCCGCATGCTGATATCCCGGATGTAATCCTTCCATGCATGGAGGAGAAAAGCGACCCGATCAAGATGCAGGCTGCTGAGCAGAAGGCAAAAGCGCTGGAAGAAAAAGGACTGTGGCGCCGCGCTGCAGCGGTTTATTCGGACATGTTCGGCATTGCCTGCAGCTCTGTGGAGGTTGCCTGGATCGCCAAACGCCGTAAAGAGTGCCTGCGCCAGGCGGGGAGGGCCTGACTGATGCCAAGACCAAAAACACACAGGGAACGCACCCTGTTCATCAGCTGGATTATCGAGATGGTGAAAAAGCATGGCCACGCTACGACCAATGATGTCGTCGCCATGTTCGGCCTGCACCGTACTACTGCCGAGAAATACATTCGGGCTGCCGTGAAGCAGGGCCATCTTATCCGCCACGGACGCTGCAGCGTCTTCCGCGACCAGCGGGCAGTTATTGACTTTGACATGGAGCGTTACACCAATCGTATGACGGCGAAATGAAACTAAAGATTGAGAATTAACTATCACCAAGCCGCCCGGAAAGGATTTTTAGGGCGGCTATAAGCGAAGAGCGGACGTTCGCTAAATCTTGAAATCATCAGGAATGTGCGAAGGCACATAGATCTCCATGCTCGCTTCCAAAGTAGCGTTATCTACTCTCTAAAGAGAATATGCGGATTTGAGGGGTATTTACAGGTATTTCGATATAGTAATCAACGGGGCGCAGGCTAGTTTAATGGGATAACAAAAAGGGCAGGAAATTCTGCCCTAAGTTAATATCCTTGAATTACTCGACTAGAAATCTTGTGCTGAATTTCTAATTTCAAACATTCGCGATAAACATTAGACCGAGTCTGGAACAGTAATTAAAAATTGGGGTTGATACGTGCTGATACCCCAGCATGCTCTTTTAAGAGGTAGAGAAGTCCACCTCCATCTATGAGTTCGATTGGTTTGTCTTCGCAGAAACGATATGCATCTTTACCGTATTGACTTGTACACACCAGAATACCTTTGTTAGCACCTTCATTCATCATTGTTCCATAAAGATCTCTTACAGAACTAACACCGACAGTGTCTTTATATCTTTTAGCCTGAATCACCACTTTGCCACCGAGTATCGGGCGTGTGTCGAATGCCACCGCATCAACGCCACCGTCTTTTGTACCTCTGGTGAGTTTGGTATCTAGTCCCATTTGGGTGAAAAGATTTGATACTAATACCTCAAATTCTGACGGTGAAAGTTCCATAAGGTTTGGTCGTGTTTCAAGGGCAGATAAAGCATCACCTTGTTCAATAAAGCGTTTATCAACCATGTTGAATTCGATAATAGGCTTTACTGCCTGAAGTTCATCTGGCCGCCCTGAAACTTGTGCACCTAAACTTCTAAGGCATGCACTCTTTTCGACCTTTTCGAGTTTTATTTGCATAAAATCGTCCTTGTAAGCACGGGCAGATACTAATGTGACTTTAGTGTCATGCCCGCTTGTAGGATCGATCGTTTCGATTACACCGTTAAACAGAACTGATGTTAAAGCAGATGCCTTGTCAGCTTCGAAAAGCTCATGCATTGTGCGGAGTGTGATCGCGGCGATTATGTTTTGGTAGAGTTCTTTGATCTCGCCAATCTTTCGCGCCTTGGCATCAATGGCATCTCTCGTTTTGACATATCTGTATTCCAACTCGCGCGGTACTATTGCAATATCAGGTAAGTTGTATTCAATCAACAACTCCTTACTGTCAGGTAAATAGGCCAACCTAAAGGCTTGTGGGAAGCCGTTCTCAGGATATTCAGACCGTGTCAACACCATTTCGCAATATGCCAACACGCTGTCAGGATCGCAGTTGAGGTAGTCTTGCTCAAACAGGTCAACTTCGTCGTGCTGACTTTTTATTTCTTCGAGGTAAGCAGTTCTTCGGGCCTGATAATCAGCAACTAAAGCATCAAGCTCAACTTTCTGGCTTAAAAGTTTAATTGAATGATCTTCCTTACTTTTATTGAAAGATTCTTCTGCCTGCTGCAATTCTCGATAATATCTGTTCTTTACCCACGGGAAAATAGTCTTCCATGCAGCTGGAGCATGCACAACTTTTATCTCTGGCTCCGGGTCTGGTAAGAGATGCTTAGGTGTTTTGAAGTCTTCGAATTTTGGGTGTTTTTTCAGCGCCGAAAAATCAATTGAATCATCAAATTCGAGAGTATGTTCCAGAAGTGTTGAAAGCGCGGAAATAGTCTCGTTCAGCTCAGCGTTAAGATCGGAAACTTCATCTTGACGTTCTTCCAAATACATGGCTTTTGCTAACTTATCAGCCTCCTTTTGCTCGCGAAGTCTCTGAGCATTATCACGTTTTATTTCGCGCTCTATTCGGCGAGCCTCGGCAAACTGATGGCGCTCTGCTCTCTTACGCTCACGCTCTGCTGCTGCTACGGCTCTGCCTGTAGCACGTATAAAACCTTCAAATCCTGATCTCCGTCCCATCCCAATCCCCAACATAAAGTTCAGTTTGCAACAAGGGAAGTTGCCTCAAGCAACCGTCCATCCAATTAACCTGTAATTAATCTACTTTATTAGCACCAACTCAATCTATAACATTTTAAAAAAGCAATTAGCCCACATCTCAAAATATGCAGGTTTGTTTTCGCTTATCCAATCAACGGAGTGCTGGTCATGATCACTAACTGATTGAGTGCTGTTTTATCAACGTCCGCTTCTGGCACAAAACGGAAGTTACTCTTCCCTTGTAAGCGGGACTCTGTTGGGGCGTATTGAACTTTACAGACTTAAACGAGCGCTTTGCACACAGTGCGGCAAGCGGGCTTATGCTCTCATTTTTCATAATTCTTATCGGCATTTTGTGTGCCTAAAGCATTGATCAAAACGGCCCATAGGTATACTGTATATTCATACAGTTAATGCAGCGGAGGCTATTATGAGAGTTGAGTTAAGCATTGATAGAACTAAAGAACTTCCTAAGGGCGCTGTCCCGGCTCTGGAAAAAGAACTGTTAACACGACTGCAGGATCAGGTAGGCGATTGCACCCTAGTTATACGACGAACAGGCTCAGATGGGTTAAGTGTTCTGGGCGGTGAAAAGGACGCGAAGAAGAAGGTAGAAGAGATCCTCCAGCAGACCTGGGAAAGCGCTGACGACTGGTTTTATTAATTCAGCATGTAATTAGTTTCCTGGTGGAAGGGGAGGTTTGGTGAAGCAAAAAGAAGAATTTCCAAAAAAGGGTTATGCAGTCATCAGATGTCACGATGGGGTTATCGTTGCACGACTGCACACATTTCCGGAATGCGAGCGAGCGTTAATGTACAGACGTGGTGACCAAGTTTCGTTTATGCCGCTCCAGTCTGATGAAATTGTAGGAACGCCGACACTCTTCACGCTGATGCTGGAGCGGGCTGGTTACCGCGTTTCGCAGAATTCTGTTACACTCCCGTCATAGGCCTGAACAACCTATACCTGCTGCGCCACTGGAGAGAGACCATGGCGCAAAAACCAATCAAACAGACACTTAAGCAAACACTTCAACTGACCTCTTCCGGGGCCAGCGATTTCTTTTTGCCTGCGCGCTACCAGGTGGCGGCATGAAGAAAACTAGCTTCATTCACACGCAACTCACCTCGAAAGAAGTGGACGAACTCGAGGCCCGCTATCGCGCTAATGACGTGCGGACTGTGCGCAGCCTTGATTTCGATCTCATCCACTGGACACTCACCGCTTATCTGCCGGAGGCTAATAAAGCCCCGCGGCAGGATAAGACCTTCCAGCAGCCGATCTGGAGGTGAGCGTGAAGACCTACAACATTACCCCGATGGGCAAGCCCAGAATGACCAGGGCAGATAAGTGGAAAAAGCGCCCGGAGGTTCTCCGGTACCGCGCGTTCTGCGATCACGTTAGGCTGCTGGGCGTCGAGCTGCCGGAAGCTGGCGCTCACGTTACGTTCGTCCTCCCGATGCCACCGAGCTGGAGCAAGAAGAAGCGCCAGGCAATGGCGGGCAAGCCCCACCAGCAGAAACCAGACAAAGACAATCTGGAAAAAGCGTTGATGGATGCCATCTATGCTGATGACTCCCATATCTGGGATTCTCGAGTGACAAAGCTATGGGGTGAAGAAGGGCAGATCATCATCGGGGAGATCGCCTGATGCGCGCCTTACTGAAACCGGTTATCGCCCGCGAGCTGGGCGTGGTGCTGTTAAAACCCGGCAGCGAGCTGATGAGCATGTTCAATAGTGGTCGTGTGCTGGTGGAGAGCCAGCCCGCCAGCATGGCAAGTTTCGCTACGGGCCAAGTACCCGACGCGCGCCAGCCGCTGGCGGTTAACCCGGCCATGCGCCCGTTCTTTCTTCACGAAAAGGTGATCACCGCTGCTGGTGGGCTGAGCAGCCTGGAATACTGGTTGCTACGCCATGGCGATGGCACGTGTCAGTACCCACACAGCGATTACCACTACCACGAAATGACCACCATGCGGCACGATCCCGGGGCAATCCGTCTCTGTGGCCACTGCGACAACCAACTGCGCGAGCAGCACACCGAACGCCTGGCGGAACTGGCGCGCCAGAACGTCATCGACTGGGTGCTGGATACCGCCCGGGTGGCGCTGGCGCTCGACCGGTCACGTGAAATTTCTCTGGCTGAACTGTGCTGGTGGGCTGTGCGTGCCGGGGTTGCTGATGCGTTACCAGAGACAGTCGCCCGCGAGGCTTTGCGTCTGCCAGCAGCGAAAGAGACTTACCGCGAGAGCGAGATCGTACCGGCGGTACCGGCCACCAGCATTATTGCCGACAAAGCCCGCGCGTTACCTACAGCATCCGCAGGCGAACCACCAGCGCCAGCAACATCACCAGCCATCAGGCCAGTCGTCGGCGTGCTGGTGGATCCCGAGTCCCCACAGACCTTCATGAAGCGTCCAAAGCGGACCCGCTGGATAAACGAAAACTATCTGGCATGGATAAAGACGCAGCCCTGCGAGTGCTGCGGCAGACCGTCGGATGACGCTCATCACTTAATCGGCTGGTGGCAAGGGGGAATGGGAACGAAGGCGCACGACATCTTCGCGATCCCCCTGTGTCGTAAACACCATACCGAACTACACAACGATCCGGTGAAATTCGAGAGAGTGCATTCGTCTCAGCCGGCAATGATAATCAGAGTGCTGGACCGGGCCTTTGCGCTCGGCGTTCTGGCTTAAGGAGCAGTACAGGATGACACCACGTCAACGTCGCATGCATATCGAAGGTCTGGGTAAAGCAGCAGCTGCACCGAGAAAAAGCTACCTCGGGAAGTTCACGCCATTAAAGAGCGTTCAGTCTGGCTGGATAAAGTCTTTGCTGACCGTCTGGGGGGAGTGTGTCGGCGGGAAAACCCGGGCGCAATACCGGTTAGAGAACTGCAGCCAGTTCTGGTCTGAGGTGAAACAATCGGAGTGGTCAGATGCTCAGTTGTCGCGTATCACTGAGGCTCTGGGGCAGGCAAGGGAAGAAGGGTTCCGGGGCGTTCAGGCGGCTTTGCGCGCCCGCGCCATTCTTTGGCCGGTAACACTTTCTGAACTAATCGAGCAGAGCGAGCGCCGTGACGATGCTGACTTTATCGAACAGGTCATGCTGAAAACCTTCAGTGCTGAGGATCCTGTTTATCTGGTCGGTCTGCAGTTTTACACCACCCGCAAAAAGATATCCGACATTTCCAGAGAGTTGCAGCTGGTGGCCCCCTGGCTGACCACCGGAGAGGCGCGGAAGCGCGTGCGCTGGTGCCTTGAGATATTTCAGGCGAAGGTGTTTCTGGCCGTGCGCCGCCAGATAGAGACCGGGTAAAAGTGAGAGGTCTGTTAAATATTTTTAAAAGGGAGTTGAAAACGGGCCAGAAAAATGAATAATCCATTCATGCTTGGCAGAGCTGCGCCACGATGGCAGCGTCGAAAAGCCCTTATCAAACAAATTCTAAAACCTCGCTCTGGCGGGGTTTTTCCTTTTCTGAGTTCACCGTTTGGTGGCCTTTTCTATTTCAGGCTCCCGGAACCCCCATCACTCGTCTTGTCGTTAATTCTTCCGAGGAGCCTTACTATAAACAGATAAGATTAGTCTTATTGAGAGTAAGCTATTAGACTGTCTCAGTGGTGAATCCCCCTATGCGGTGGGGCGACTAGTCAGGGCAGGTGAATGACGCGGTTCTGTGGTCTAGCGCAGAATCACCGGGAGGCACCCGGCACCACACTCAATCCACATCTTCTTTGCCTGTATCTGATAAGTCATATAATGTCGGCTGGAATAGTTCTATCAGAACTTTCAGGGGGCGTTAAGTATGGAAGAAGGTTTCTACTGGATACAGCACGATGGCAGGGTTCAGGTTGCGTACTACACAAACGACAAAACCGAAGACCTCGAAACGGGCCGAACTATAACGGGTGTATGGCATCTCACACAGGGCGATGACATCTGCAATAACGGAGAAGCCGAGGTCTTGCAGGGCCCGCTAAAGTCACCTCATATCCGCTAACAGGTATTGACGCTTTGCTTCAAATTTGTATAGCTTACACAGTGGTGAATCCCCCTATGCGGTGGGGCGTCCAGACAGGCAGGTGAGTAGCGCGGCTCTGTGGTCTGGCACAGAGTCACCGGGAGGCACCCGGCACCACAACCTCAATATTATCTATTTCTAAGGCTGCCGATTGGCGGCCTTTTTCTATTTCAGGCTCCCGGAAATCCCCATCAAGGTCTTGCCGTTAATTCATCCGGAGAGCCTGAACCCTACCAACACAGCACCCGCGAACAGCGAGGTGAGAGAAATGTCCCGTATGAGCAAACTTGTCACCGGAGTCGCCCTCGGCACCTCAGGAGGAACCATCCTGAACGGCGTCCTCACAAAACTGAGTCCTGACGAATGGAGCGCCATCGGCGTACTGGCAGGTATTGCCGGGATAATCGTTACAGGACTCATTAACTGGTATTTCAAACGCAAGGTCGCCAATGCGCAGGTTAAGGCGCTGGAGAAATACGGCCCGGCGGTGAAAGTGGGAGATGAATGATATGCCGATTACCAGCAACCTTCGCACTAAACTGATCGCCGCAGCTGGTGGCGGAGCAATGCTGATTGCCTCGCTGTTCCTCGGAGGGCAGGATGGCGTCGAAGGGCGGAAGTACGAAGCCTATAAAGACGTTGCCGGAGTCTGGACTGTGTGCGATGGCCATACTGGTAGGGATATCATTAGGGGTAAGACTTATTCCGATCGCGAGTGTGACCAGTTGCTCTGGAAAGACCTCCAGCCAGCTAAGCGCACGGTAGACAATCTGGTCAAGGTGCCGCTGGGCGAGTATCAGCGTGCCGCGCTTTACAGCTTTGTCTTTAACGTTGGTTCTGACGCGTTCTCGAAGTCCACGCTTCTGCGCAAACTGAACAAAGGTGATCACGAGGGGGCGTGCGAAGAAATGCGCCGCTGGGTTTACGCTGGTGGCATGAAATGGAAAGGCCTCCAGAACCGGCGAGAGATGGAGCGATCGATGTGCCTGGCGGAGAGCAAACATGACCTTTAGCCTTCGAACGATTCTGCTGATTACTCTCGCAGCCGTTCTGCTGGCAGGTGGCTATGGCGAGCTACGTTACCGGAATGGCTGGTACGCCCATGCCGACCATATCAACGTGCTGGCTGCTGATAAGCGGGCCAAAGCAGAAAAGGCTATTCAGCCTGTCGAACTGAAGGCCGCTCAGGCCAGAGACGAAGGCCGGGTAATCTACCGAACCATAACCCGTGACGTGGTGAAATATGTCCAGGATCCAAATCGTACCGTTTGTGATTTTGACGATGAGTCTGTCCGGCTGCGCCAACGTGCCATCGACGCTGCCAACTCCATCAGCGGATTTGATGCAGGAGCCATGCCTGGCCAGTGAAGCTGGCACCAATAGCGATCAAGACCTGCAGGCTGATATCGAAACTGCTGAATGCCTGCGCCAGCTCCGACTCGACAAGTACCGCTGGCAGGCTTGGTATTTATCAAGTTTCTAATGCGTAACCCCTCAAAAAAATGATAGAAATTATTGATACAAATGAAGTGCACATTTAATCTGTGTGGATACCAATCCACGAGATTTTTCGAATGTCCCAAGAATCTGTAGAGCTACAGGAAGTTGAACGATTCAGTCTTTCTTATGATGCCAATGATGATGAGTTGGCTATCCACCAAATGGATGCGCTTTCGTTAGGAGAGGCAATTAAGCAGGTTGCTTTGATGGTTCGGCAGGCAAACCAGTTATTAAATGATGATCAGGAATGTGTTGACCTGAGAGTTACAGTTCCAGCTGAAGAAGGCTCATTCATTGTGGAGTTTGCTCTTTTTGCTGCAGCTAATGCAAATGCCATTCTACCTGCACTAGGATTTAGCATTGGAGGCGGTGGGGCATTAGCTATTGCTCATAGGTTAAAAGATAATCGAGTTGTCAACATTCAAACCCATGATGGTGATGAAACCGCAGCGATCACTTTTGAAGAGGGTGGTACTGAACATACTATCGTATGTCCGAAAGATGAAGCTCTTCTGGCTACAGATGCAGTTATTCGTAGAGCATATAATGAGATAATTACTCAACCTTTAGCTAATAAAGATGCGCCAAAATTTAAAGTAATGGTTGATGGGCAAGAGGTTCTTCGTCTTGAGGATGATGAAACCAGAGACTTTGTGCCTTTACCACGCCAATCATTTGCATACCAACATGAAGAAACATCTGAAGCGGTTGTAGCCTTAACACAGGTGAATTTTTCTTCTATCACTGGATGGAAAATGCAGTGGCTTGGTGAAGACCGTGCAGTAAGAATGGAAGATGAAGCATTTATGACTGCTGTAATGAATAACGAGCGTGGATTCGTTAAAGGTGACTTGTTTCTCGTGAGATTACGTGCGACAACAACCGAAAAACCAAATGCTTCAGTCAGAACCACTTATGCTATTGAAGAGGTTTATCGCCATCTTGCCGATGAAAGCCGTCGGCTTACCTAAGAGGTGTTTATGAACATTGATCTTGTGCATGCTTTTTTTGCTTTGTGCTGGATCGCGTTTATTGCGTTTGCGGGGGTTTTTAGCTACGCATTTTTCAAATGGCTTATATACAGTATTTGGCCTTTGAAGACCGTAACTGTTAATCATTATCATAATGGAACCCTTATCCATAGTCGGAAGCTTGATCTATCAAGTGATGTGCCACTTGTAAGGCAAATCAAACGCCAGAATAGGGGTAATCCTGATGAGTGAAAAATCACTGCCAACTGCAGGGTTAGGGACTGGCACAACGCTCACCACATCATTAATCGGTATAGCTACGAGCCTTACAGGTTTTGTTAATCAAGAACATCGTGACGCATTTACAAGTGCAATCCCTTTTATAAGCCCTGCATTGTCATGGTTTATTTTATGGCTGTATAACCGATTTATTGAGCCTCCTGAGTTGGCGGGTGTTCGCGGTAAACTTGAATCAGATTTAAAAAGGTTAAAGAAAATCAGGAAGGACAAAACCTTAACTAAGGCGCAAAAGAAGGAGTTCGATGATGATTACATTGATACTCAGCGAAGAATTGCGCGTCTCGGCAGAGATTTTAGTGACGGGAAGTACCAAAATGGAACGATTCAAAGCCCATAATCAATCAAGATATTGATTATTAGAGAAAAACATAAGCCTCGCATTAGCGAGGCTTTTTTGTGGCTGCTCATTTAGTCAAACCCCTGATTAAATTATCCCCCGCAGAGGGTAGACCACAAATAGGCCCTGTAGGGGATAAAATGGACTACTAAACGTGGATCTTTTTATTAATTTACTGGGATAAACGAACATGGCAAAGAACTACTACCAGAACGGCAATACGATGGACTGGCACAACGGGACAGCAAAGGCCGTGTTGTCGGGCCAGCCGGTAATTGTCGGTGCGATTATCGGCATAGCCCAACATGATGTTGCGGTGGACTCAGACGGTGAGTTGATGATGACCGGGGTGTTTGTATTGCCGAAGGTTGCAGGTGAGACGTGGCAGCGTGGCGCCCGCCTGTGGCTTACGAAGGATGGCAAGCTGACCAGCAGCGAGAATGATGGCACTGATGATAACGCCCTAGCTGGTACTGCATGGATCACCACTAACCCCAACGATGCCGAAGGCCGCGTCAGGCTTGGATTCTGAAAGGGTCAGGCGGATGGACACCCAGTCGCACCTGAGCAGCCCTTCCCTCCATCAATGCAATTGATATTCATTCTTATTATGGTGGGTCCTCCCGGAGGGGTAGCCTGCCACGAGGCGGCAGGCACGCGGAAAACGGCTAGTTTTCGTGATCCAGGGTCATCATCATCATGTGCATAACTGTATGATTCTTATAAGTGCAGTTTTGCAATGATGTCGAATCGTTCAAAAAGTGTTCACCATCATGGACCAGGAGTTCTCCACCCTTAAGCTGAACATCAATCAGCTGGCAGGGATCACCGGCGTTCATCGCCAGACCGTTGCCGCCAGGCTTAAGCAACTCGAGCTTGCGCCGGGCAGTAACAACAAACTCAAACTCTACCTCATCACCGATGTGCTCACAGAGCTGATGGCGCCCGTCGTCGCGTCCAGCGCCGAAGATATGACGCCCTCGGACAGGCTCGCCCACTGGAAAGCGGAAAACGAGCGGCTCAAATTCGAGCAGGATACCGGCCAGTTAATCCCGGCTGATGAGGTAGCCCGTGAATTTTCTGTCATGGCAAAAGCTGTGGTGCAGGTGCTGGAAACGTTGCCGGACATTCTGGAGCGTGACTGCGCCATGAGCCCCTCGGCTATCAGTCGCGTGCAGAGTGTTATTGATGACCTTCGCGACCAGATTGCGCAGCGCGTTCTGGACGCAGAACCGGAGGAGGACGAGCCAGAGGAGGACTGATGGCGAAGCGGGCATCTGCCCGGGGGATCCGAAAGGATATCCCTGGAATACTTCGTGCCCCACGCCGCATGCTGGTGGCCGATGCAGTCAGTAAATTTATGCGCGTGCCAATGGGCGCCGGTAACTCCGTTCCCTGGGATCCGAACCTGGCTCCGTATGTACTCGAGCCAATGAACTGCCTGGCGTCGCGCGAGTATGACGCAGTGGTGTTTGTCGGCCCGGCGCGAACGGGGAAGACGATTGGACTTATTGACGGGTGGGTGGTTTATAACGTGGTCTGCGACCCGTCTGACATGCTGATCATTCAGATGACAGAGGAAAAGGCCCGCGAGCACTCGAAAAAACGACTGGATCGCACGTTCCATTGCAGTCCGGAAGTGGCAACCCGCCTGAGCCCCCGCAGGAACGATAACAACGTTTACGACAGGACTTTCAGGGCAGGTAACTATCTCAAGATAGGCTGGCCGTCGGTCAATATCATGTCCTCCTCGGATTACAAGTGCGTCGCCCTGACAGATTATGATCGCTTTCCGGAGGACATCGACGGGGAAGGTGATGCATTCTCCCTGGCCTCCAAGCGTACCACCACGTTTATGTCGTCCGGCATGACGCTGGTTGAGAGTTCGCCAGGCCGGGACATTCGCGATACTAAGTGGCGCCGGAGCTCGGCGCACGAAGCCCCACCCACAACCGGCATTCTGTCACTGTACAACCGCGGCGACCGCCGCCGCTGGTACTGGCCATGTCCGCATTGCGGTGAGTTTTTCCAGCCAGAGATGATGGCGATGACCGGTTACCGGGAAATCAGCGATCCGGTAAAGGCCAGCGAAGCGGCCTGTATCCATTGCCCTTCCTGCGCCGGGGTGATCACCGCCGACCTGAAACGTTCCCTGAATATGAAAGGTGTCTGGCTGCGTGAGGATCAGCAGATCGACAGCAGCGGAACAATAACGGGCACCGGAAGGCGGTCGCGAATCGCGTCGTTCTGGATGGAAGGCCCGGCAGCTGCATATCAGACTTGGGCACAACTGGTTTACAAACTGCTGACCGCTGAACAGGAGTACGAGGCGACCGGCAGCGAAGAAACGCTGAAGACGGTCATTAACACCGACTGGGGACTCCCGTATCTCCCACGCTCCAGCATTGAACAACGTAAAGGTGAGGAGCTGCAGCAGCGCGCCGAACCTGTTGAGCGCCGGCGCGTGCCTGCTGGCGTCAACTTCCTGGTGGCGACCGTCGATGTTCAGGGCGGTAAAAACCGGCGATTTGTGGTGCAGGTTGTTGGCTACGGCGCCCACGGCGAGCGGTGGGTAGTTGACCGGTACAACATCATGCAGTCGATGCGCACCACGCCTGACGGCGAAAGCTACCACATCGATCCTGCCAGCTATCCGGAGGACTGGGATCTGCTGCGCACCGATGTGCTGGAGAAAACCTGGGCGCTTGATGACGAGCCGGGCAAGCGAATGGGTCTGCTGGCCATGGCCGTCGACTCCGGTGGTGAAGATGGCGTTACCGACAACGCCTATGAGTTCTGGCGGCGCTGTCGCCGTGACGGTCTGCAGCGCAAAGTCTGGCTGTTCAAGGGTGACAGCCAGACCAGGGCGAAGCTGATTACCAAAACCTACCCGGATAACACCGGGCGTTCTACCCGGCGCGCGAAGGCCGCCGGTGATGTCCCTCTCTACCTTCTCCAGACCAACGCACTGAAAGACCGGATCAACAACGCGCTGTGGCGCGATGTGCCGGGGCCGAACTACGTGCATTTCCCTGACTGGCTGGGAGGGTGGTTTTACGACGAACTGACCTATGAGGAGCGATCAGCTGATGGGAAATGGACGAAGCCTGGTAAGGGGGCTAACGAAGCGTTTGACCTTATGGTTTACGCACATGCCCTGGTCATTCTTCATGGTTACGAAAAGATTAAGTGGCCTGATGCCCCTGAGTGGGCGAGCCGGGAGAGTTATCTGGTGGTTGAGCCATCGCCAGGCGCGCCTGCAGTGGCACCGGTGCCGGTTGCAAAACCGTCAGTATCAGAGCCTAAGGCTACGAAACCAGCCCGTGAATCGGCATGGTCATCATCATCAGGAGGCTGGGTGTGAATCTCAATGATATTCAGGACATGGTTCGCCGCTATACCGAAGCGGAAATGGCGATCCTGCAGGGTAAATCCATTACGTTTAACGGTCAGCAGATGTCCATGGAGAACCTGAGCGAGATACGAAAAGGCCGTCAGGAATGGGAGCGAAAAGAGGCAGCTGCTGTGGCTGCCGCAGCGGGCAGGGGTGGCCCCTTTAAACTGGCGAGGTTCCCGCGATGAGCGCCCTGGATAATCTGATAGGCGTCTTTTCCCCTGGCTGGAAAGCAGAGCGCCTTAAATCTCGTCTGATGATCCAGGCGTACGAGGCTGTCATTCCTACCCGGACGCACCGGGCCAAACGCGAGAACCGTTCAGCGAATCAGCTGACGCAATTCGGCGGGCGCTCACTGCGCGAGCAGGCCCGGTGGCTCGACTGTAACCACGATCTGGTGATCGGCCTCCTTGATAAGCTCGAAGAGCGAATCGTAGGGGCGAAAGGCATCATCGTTGAGCCTCAACCCCTGATGAAAAATGGCGCGATCGCCGCTGACGTTGCCAAGCAGATCCGTGCCAAATGGGCGGAGTGGTCCGTTTCTCCTGATGTTACCGGCCAGTTTACCCGGCCTGTGCTTGAGCGCCTGATGTGCCGGACCTGGTTACGTGACGGCGAGGTGTTCGCGCAGCTGGTCAGTGGCACCGGTAATGGCCTGTCGCCTGTGGCGGAAATTCCGTTCTGGATTGAAGCGCTGGAACCCGACTTTGTGCCGATGGAGAAGACGGAGACAGGGCAGAAGCTGTGCCAGGGCATTTACCTCAACGACTGGGGCCGCCCGATCAAATATATGGTCTACAAGAACATGCCGGCGGAAGGCATGCGCCAGGGTGACACAAAGGACATTCAGGCGGAGAACATGCTTCACCTGAAGTTTATGCGGCGCCTGCATCAAATCCGGGGTAATTCGCTGCTTGCCGGGGTGCTGATGCGTCTTTCAGCGCTGAAGGAGTACGAGGACGCCGAACTGACCGCTGCCCGCATCGCTGCGGCGCTGGGCATGTTCATCAAAAAAGGTGATGGTCAGTCGTATCCGGAAGACAGTTCGCAGGGTTCCCGGGAACTGAACATTGAGCCCGGCATGCTGTTTGACGATCTCCGTCCCGGTGAAGATATAGGGATGATCAAATCGGACCGACCAAACCCCAACCTCGAAACTTTCCGCAACGGGCAGCTCCGTGCTGTGGCCGCCGGATCGCGCGGCAGCTTTTCCAGTATTGCCCGTAACTACGACGGGACATACAGCGCTCAGCGCCAGGAGCTGGTGGAGTCAACCGAAGGCTATTTCATTCTTCAGGACGCATTCATCGCAGCGATCACCCGACCGATGTACCGGGCCTGGCTCAAGATGGCGATCGCTTCTGGCGAGATCTCGGTCCCGCCAAATGTGGATAAAGCCACGCTTTACAGCGCCGTATTCTCCGGCCCCGTTATGCCATGGATTGACCCTGTTAAAGAAGCGAACGCCTGGAAGATACTGCTGCGTGGTGGTGCTGCAACCGAAAGTGAATGGGTGCGCGCCCGCGGTGCAAATCCGGATGATGTGAAACGCCGCCGTAAGGCGGAGATTGATGAAAACCGTAAACAGGGGCTGGTGTTCGATACAGACCCGGCAAACGACAAAGGAGACACCAGTGTCGAGGAAACAAAACCGGGTAAAGAATCGCCCAAAGGCCCAGGCAAAAAATAGCTGGTTCCGTATGCAGGCCAGTTCGGAAAACGAAGCTGAAATCTATATCTACGACGAGATCGGCTACTGGGGGGTAACGGCGAAGCAGTTCGTCGCAAACCTTAAGGCGCTGGGCGACGTCACCCACATCAAACTGCATATCAACTCCCCTGGTGGCGATGTCTTTGACGGTATCGCCATTTTTAATGCCCTGAAATTCCACGGCGCGGCGATCACCGTTTATATCGACGGTCTGGCTGCCTCAATGGCATCAGTCATCGCCATGGTAGGAAACCCGGTCATCATGCCGGAAAACACCATGATGATGATTCACAAGCCCTGGGGTTTTGCAGGTGGTGATGCTGATGACATGCGCGACTATGCCGACCTGCTCGACAAAGTGGAGTCGGTGCTGATCCCGGCCTACGCGCAAAAGACGGGCAAAAGCCCCGAAGAAATTGCGGCAATGCTGGAGGATGAAACCTGGATGAACGGCAACGAGTGTGTCGAGCTGGGTTTTGCTGACCAGGTGACACCTTCACTGCAGGCAATGGCCTGTATCCATTCGAAACGTATTGAGGAATTTGAAAAGATGCCAAACAGCATTCGTAACATGATCACCCCGCCGCGCAACTCCACCCAGCGCGAACCAGTGAATCAACAGCCGCCAGCTGCTCCTGTGGTTAATGAGACTGAGATTCGCGCTCAGGTTCTGGCAGAGCAAAAAGCCCGTGTGAATGGCATCAGTGATCTCTTTGCCATGTTCGGCAACAAGCATATGGAACTGCAAAACAAATGCGTTGCAGATCCGGATTGTTCGGTAGAGCAGGCAAAAGACCTGCTGCTGGCCGAGCTGGGAAAAACCGCCACGCCTTCCAACAAAACCACCCAGCCACATATTCACGCCGGGAACGGTAACTTTGTCGGCGACGGGATCCGCCAGGCGCTGATGGCGCGTGCGGGCTATGAAAATCTTGAGCGTGACAACGTCTATAACGGTATGACGCTGCGCGAATACGCCCGCATGTCCCTGACTGAGCGCGGCTTCGGGGTGTCCAGTTACAACCCGATGCAGATGGTCGGTTTTGCGCTGACGCACAGCACCTCTGATTTTGGCAATATCCTGCTCGATGTCGCCAACAAGGCACTGCTGCAGGGCTGGGAAGAAGCGGCAGAGACCTTTGAGCTCTGGACTAAAAAAGGCCAGCTGTCCGACTTTAAAACTGCGCATCGCGTCGGCATGGGCGGCTTCCCGTCCCTGCGTCAGGTGCGAGAGGGTGCGGAGTATAAGTACATCACCACGCAGGATAAGGGTGAAACCATCGCGCTTGCCACTTACGGCGAGATCTTCTCCATTACCCGTCAGGCCATCATCAACGATGATCTGAACCAGCTGACTGACGTTCCGATGAAGATGGGGCGGGCTGCAAAAGCGACAATCGGTGACCTGGTCTATGCCGTGCTGACCGGTAACGGGAAACTGTCAGATGGTAAGACGCTCTTCCATGCTGACCATGCCAACCTTTCATCTGGCGCCATCAGCGTAGACAGCCTTGATAAGGCACGCCAGAACATGCGCAAGCAGAAAGAGGGTGAACGTGCGCTGAATATTCGACCTGCTTATATGTTGGTGCCGGTTGCGCTCGAGACGCTGGCCAACCAGACCATCAAGTCTGCCAGTGTAAAAGGTGCCGACATTAACGCTGGTATCAACAACCCTATCCAGAACTTTGCTGAAGTGATTTCAGAACCTCGTCTGGATTTTGCCGACCCGGCGGCCTGGTATCTGGCTGCTGCACAGGGCACCGATACCATCGAAGTGGCGTACCTCAATGGTATTGATGCCCCGTACATTGACCAGCAGGAAGGCTTCACCACTGACGGCGTCGCGACGAAAGTCCGCATTGATGCAGGCGTGGGGGCGCTGGATTATCGCGGCCTGGCGAAATCATCCGGTAAGTAATCGCATCGACAACGATCCGGCCCGAAAGGGCTTTTTTTATATCTGCAACATGGCCCCTATGGGGCCATACGGAGAGCTCATGAAGAATTACGTACAGGATGGTCACACTATCGATTTGACCAACTCGGGTTCGGCGGTGATCACCAGTGGCACGCCAGTTGCCGTGGGTGATGTACTGGCGATCGCTATCGCTGATATTGCAGTCGGCGGAACTGGTACAGGAATCACCAGTGGTGTAGTGGTACTGCCGAAGCTAGCCACTGACAACATTCCTCAGGGTAAATCTCTGAACTTTAAAGATGGCAAAGTTCAGATAGACGCAACAGGTGCTACCCCTGCAGGTAAGGCATGGGAGGCTGCTGCGGCAAATAGCACTATGGTCGCGGTTCGTCTTAATGGCTAACCCCTTCGACGCGATGGTGGCCCGTATGGACGCGGCCACCGTCAATCTGATGTCGGATAAGGTCACGATCAACGGTGTCAGTTTTGATGCTGTAGAAAGCCAGTTTGTCGCAGAAATGGGGCCGCTGGTGGGGGATGGCCTGTCACTGGTGGTGTTCTCCCTGGCAGTGTTGCCGCGCAAAGGCGATGCCATTCAATGGAAGGGCCAGGACTACATCGTTACCCGCAAACAGCTGTTCAACGGTAAGCCACAGATCTGGATTGAGTAATGGAGGTTCTATGTCCATTAAAGGGCTCGAGCAGGCGATCGCTAACCTGGAAAGCATCAGCAAAACCGCCGTGCCGCGGGCATCCTCTCAGGCGGTGAACCGTGTGGCTACCCGGGCGATCTCCCGCAGCACCCGTCAGGTTGCGAAGGACACCCGGGTGCAGCGGAAACTCGTTAATCAGCGTGCACGTCTGAAGAAAGCCACGGTACGTAAGCCACAAGCGACTATCCGGGTGAACCGGGGAAACCTCCCGGCGATAAAGCTGGGTGTGGCCAGCGTGCGTCTTTCCAGGCGAAAGCGTGACAAGGCCGGTGCCAGTAGCGTTCTGGTCATCGGGCGGTTTCGCTTCCCGGGCGGATTCATTCAGCAGCTTAAAAACGGGCGCTGGCATGTGCTGCGGCGAACGACAAAAGGCCGTTATCCGCTCGAGGTGGTGAGCATTCCTCTGGCGGTACCGCTGACTGAGGCATTTAAGCAGGAAAGCACACGC